CGCCACCATGTGTATTAATATAGTCTATTAAATCTTGCTGATCAGTTATAGTCCCATACAACTTTCCCCACTTAGTATTTGGAGTAATAATCTTTAACTTGCCAAGTTCTTGTGTGATAATACGATTTACATCGTCTTTAGTTAGTCCAGTTGGTTTTGTCACCTTTAGCAGTCGACGCTCCAATTTGCTAACCGACTTATCTATAAGCTCACGTGTTTTTAGTTTTTCTATAATAGACTTGATGAAATCGCGACGTTCTTGCGTAGTAAAATAGTCTTTTCCCTTAATTGGAGTATAACCATCTTTACCGTCTATCCCATCAATACCCTTACTACCATCCTTACCGGAATCCCCCTTGATTGACTCACCATCCTTACCATCAAAGTAATCTTTCCCCTTTATAGGAGTGTAGCCATCTTTACCATCAATGCCCTTAATTACTCTTGGAATATCTTTAATCTCATTCTTTAATACAGTCAACTCATTGGTTAGACTTTTACTTACAATATTAATCTCATCGCTACTTACTTTTAGAAATTGCAACCATTCTTCATTCGGAACGCCCACCATAACACACCGACACATAGGATGAATCGGCAATATATTCAATTCTGTTACCTTATACCTTGCACGTGCCTTTTCCACACATAGTGGACATGCATTTGGAGCCGCGTCAATTTCAAACTCACGATAACCTATACGTTCTAAATCCATACGAACACCCTCATTCACGGCCCAATTAATTTCGGTTCTAGCTATCTTAACAGCCCTTGTCTTATCAAATCCAAGTGCTGTGGATAACTTAGTAGCAATCTCATCATACGTCCAGCCTTCAGCATATCCGGTTTGCATCCACTTATCGGCAATTGTAAAGGTAGTTTTACCTAGTTCTTGAGCTAAGTAATCGGCATGTGTGCTTAATACATGAATGTATTGAGCTTGTTCTGCTTTTAATGATAAATCGACGCCAAACTCGGCATTAATTCTTTTAATATAAATACCACGCTTTAATAATTTCTGGATAACTAAATCGCGTGAATAATCAGAAGCAATCTGCGCTACTTCTGCCAAAGGAATTAAATTGAATTGAAAGTCTTCAGGTTCAAATATCTTTTGAATTTCTTCAGGTGTCTTGTTTACCTGAAATCGAAGCTTTGTATATTCGACAAGCTTCTTATTAATAACGTTGAGTTTCTTCTGTACGTACTTTAAGAAACGTGACTCAACTTTCTCTATATTGTCTTTTATAGCATCCGGGTACTGCTCACTCGTCGTGTGCCGATGCTTTACCAATTTTCCCAACTTTCTATTTGTCTTTGTTTAAATGTTTTTTCTGCTACCATCTCAAAAGGGTTCTTTTCCATGGGCACCGTTTCGTCAACGGGCTTTTCATCCTTATGAGCGGCAAAATCTACGGGTTCTAATCCCATTCTCGATCGCACTTCGTTCCCATCAATAACATTTGCTTCTAAGTATATCTTATCCACATCGGCTTGCATGCGCTCATCAAGCTTGTTCTGTATATCCCATGCGAACTCAATACCTTCAAAGTTCCTGTTATACATTGCCAAATCACCTAGAATATCATTATTGATTTCCTCTGCTATAACATCAAGTATATTTGCTATACCACTTTCCTTTGTATTACGATCTTGCACTTCAGCTGTAGCGCGGTTCATGTCCATCGTAAAACCTAGACTTTGAGGACTTACTTCAAACGCACCGAAAATTACCCGTGCTAACCATGTGTTTAGCTCGTTAAATTGCATGTCCGTATTAGAAGGTCTTAATAACTTGAAGTCTAACGCTTCAGCGTTTGTCCATGCTCCAGCCCAGTTCTTATTTAACAATTGAGCGTCAAATTCTTCTTTAAACTTCTTTATATGCTCAACTGGAACGTTCTTAAGATTTGCTAGATACGCTGGAAGCCTAGTCTCATCGAAATAGGTTGCGTTATATTGCATGGCAAGCAGTTGTGTTGTTACCGTATGAATGACCGCCTCAACAGGAGATAGTCCATAACCACGGTAACCATTGGCTACTTGCGGGTTCACTTGAAATACTAAAAGATCATCCTTGCTAAACTCAGCTGTGGGCTTGCTAGCACCCATATCCAAGTACTGATAGTAGGCCATATCACCAAACAATCCGTATTCATCTAAGTTAGGTCTAATTGTGCTTCCATCCACACTATGTAACTCAATAACGTACCCGTCGGTATTACGTACCTTTTCCATTACGCCCATATCCAATACCAATATGTCTTCAAGAATCTGAGAAAGTAACGTTCTTGCAGTGTCATCGTTATCATTTGGATATTGTAGAAGCTTTTCTATATATTCAATTTCTTTACCGTATTTGCCCTCACCCTCTTTATTCTTAGGTCGTATAATATACTTAGTTTTAACAACCGCATGCTTTATAAAGTTAATACAAATGCGGACTATATTATTATTCAAAGCCAAGCTTCTTAACTCACGTGCGGGCCATGGGCTAGGCTTTTTACGCCCATCCTTAGTATTAATAACGGGATTGCCAAAGAAAGAGTTTAGTACACCATACGCAAGAGAATCCTTTACTTCCTTGGACTTTTTGCCTTTAGCTTTTGCCATTTAAAAAACAAAACCAAAATTATTTTTAGGTTGTGGAGCGTATCCCATGACAACGGCGTCACTATAGTCCGGACTTCTACCTATTTTCGCCTTTATCTTATCTTTCTCTTCTAATATTATCAGTTTGTCGTTCGTATCATATTCATGTGTGGTCAACTCGCGACATAGATCATCAAAGTAAGGAATCGTACGAAGTATCTTAACTGCCATTGATTGAAAACCCTCTCTTAACTTCCAATAGGAATAAGTGCGTAGGTTCCTATACTCTGTAAACTGCTCTTTAACGTCTACACTCTCACCACCCTTGTAACTGGATACAAAGTACCCACGCGCCCTACAAGCGTCAATTACGCCACCGCCAACGCCAACAGCATCTATATTAATATCCTCGTAACCAACGCCATGATTCGTAGCATACGCAATTATTTCATCCGCAATCTTTCCGGAAATATCACTTTGACCCGTTATGTCTACAGTAATATGCTTAATATCGACTAAAACATTGCCAACCCACAGGGCAATGACCGTCTTATCGCCACCTTCCCTTGCTATGTCAACACCCATAACTTTCTTGCCGTCCTCATAGTTGTCTACAAGAGAGTTATTAATCCACTGCTGAGCAATCACCTGATTACTTGTGTTCTCATAATCCCAGTTGCCCAAAAGTAAACGCTGCTTTGTAGCTTCATCTTTAACACCTCTGAGTTTCTCAATATACGCTTTAGGCAATTTAGGATTATCGGTAGCCAATGATTGTATAAACCTCTTATTTGGATCTAACCTTCCCTGTACAAACGGTTGGTAGAAAGTAGAATATAAATATCCCTTATGGGGATTACATGTCAACAACACTTGTCCTCGCAAATTATACTTGTCGAGATTATAACGACATCTTGTCTTTAACGTTTCATATGCCTTATGAGTAGTTTGCTGAGCTTCCTCTATTATTCCGCCTGTATATTCAGTCGAGCCAAGACTATCAAATTCCGGATCCGCTGGTTTCAACATGACATCCTTTAGGAATACTGTAGCACCATTCATAAACTCTATTTGCCCATCCTGCGAGTGATACTTGTAATCCTTATCCACAACAAACTCATAAGCCTTCATTACCTGAAATAATGTTAAAAGTGTTGTCTCCTTTAACGCCTTTAATTCAGTGCGCGCTAAAAACCATCGAGTATCGGGGTATTGTAAAATATTATCCACCAGCCATACACATGCGAGATAACTCTTGCCACCACCAGCACCACCGCCAAAGAGAACGTCTTCGACAAGCGGCTCATTTAGGGCTTGGTAAGCTAGGGATTGTTTGGGCGTCAACGGCACTATTACTCTCTTCATTATCATTGGTTAGCACGTGAAACACTTGTGCACTATTTAATATAGATTGACCATTAGTAGTCACGTCAGTCTCTTGTTTAGGCTTGGCTACCACAAAATTCCACCACAGCTCTATTGCACGTAATTGCATAGCGGGCGGCGCGTGCCTAATAATTTCCCTTAATTTTTCAACATGCTCTCGAACATCCTCACGCGTAGTACATTCTAATAACTCCTCGCGAGTGAAAGCACCAATTGCATTTAGTCCTGATTGATCTTTACTATCAGCCATAGTACGCTATTTATAGGTTAGATACTCACTTATTCACAACTTCTTTGTCTTGTCGTATTTACTATTATACTCTTTTAGTCCACGCACCAATACAGCCGCCCCTTGTTCTCTGCAGATTGCAAGGTACGTACTAACCACTTTAATTGTATTCGAATTGATAGGGTTGTATCCTAGATCCAGTCTACAGCGCCTTTTAAACTCTCTATTGTACTTATAATAATTCATTGCATCTATTAGCACCGCAACCATGTCCTTCTTAATATAACGCTTGATTTGTCTCTTAATCCCTTTGGGGACATCATTCGTATATCGGATAACATGTACACCATGATCCTTGAACTCTCTATCGATTAAGACTTCACGAATGGCAACTGGTCTCATGCATCCATTTTATCAAGAAGCTCGAGTAATAGTCCATATGCTCTTTCTCGCGCCACATCGCCACATCGTTCAATACTCTCTATATGTATTAAAGTTTCTTTGTAGTATATAAAGATCCTTTGAACAGTTTTCTTTGTATGAATTACTAATCTATACGAACCTACTTGTGCTTTACTTATTCCGTATATTAAACGACACGTTCCGCTCCAATGTATAGGCAATGGTTTCATTTACTTATTGGCTAATCTAGAAATATCTCCTTGAACCATTTCTTTTACTAATTCAGGAAACTTAACTTCATTGTTCCATCCTAATTCTTGTCTTGCTTTTGTTGCATCTCCTAACAATTGCTCGACTTCAGTCGGTCTGTAAAACTTAGGATTTACTCGTACCAATACCACCCCTTCCTCATTGATTGCACACATATCACTACCTTCCCCATTCCACTTAAGTTCCGCACCTACTTGCTGGAAGGCTTCAGTAACAAATTCTTTGACGCTATGCATTTCACCCGTAGCCACTACATAATCACTAGGCTTATCTTGTTGCATCATTAAGTACATAGCCTCAACAAAATCTTTTGAGTGTCCCCAATCACGTTGAGCATTCATGTTACCTAGTTCCAATGGGTCAGTACCATTATCATTAGCATATCTAGCTACGTGTTCTGTAATCTTTTTGGTTACAAACTCAGAACCCCTAAGTGGCGACTCATGATTAAAGAGTATTCCGTTGCAGGCATACAATCCGTACGCTTCACGGTAGTTCTTAACCAGCCAATACGCTGCAAGCTTAGCTACACCATATGGCGACCGTGGGTAAAATGGGGTCGTTTCTCTTTGTGGCACTTCCTGTACCTTTCCAAACATCTCAGACGTTCCCGCCTGATAAAATTTAGTCTTAGGTGAATAATTCTTGATTGCCTCTAGCTCGTATAAAACAGACATGGCATTGGTTTCCATAACAGTTCGTGGAGTTTTAAAGGAATTTGCAACAAAGCTATTAGCACCTAAGTTGTAGAACTCAGTGGGCCTGTATTCTTTTATTATATTCGTGACATTCTCTTGATCTGTTAGCTCTAGATCTACCAACTCGACTTTCCCTAGAATTCCTAGCTCATCAAGGCGCCACAACGAACCACTTGCAGAACGTCTCATACCACCAATTACACGATACCCTCTTTCTAATAATGACTTAGCAAGATACGCACCATCTTGACCAGTTATACCCGTAATTATTGCGGTTTTCATTTTGCTCTTATTGGTTCTTCAAAATTTAATGCCTTCATCGCGTTAACTTCAGCTGTACTAGGCCCCGTTGGTATTCTAGATTCTTTTGGGTCCACAAGCGATGCTCCTAACATTGGATTTATAGGGCCGTCTGTAGGCCTAACAGGTCGTGGTGTTGTTTCACACAGTGCAAGTATGAGCTCAACAAGCTTGTCCAAATCTTGCGCTTGTTTGGCTTCCAAGTGTAGGGATATCAGGTGTTTAAGATTATCTTTTAATTCTTGTGTTACCATAATTAATTGTTCTCAATTTATTTCTTAACCTCTATTTTAGTAAACACTTTTATATTAAATATAAT